AACGGCAACGGCTGGCACGTAACCAGTAATGCGGAGTATGCAGCCCTACAGCTTTGGTGCTGGAAAAACGGGTTCCAGCCTCGCGGCAATAACAATTACGGACGGGATTACGCGCAGACAGATGAGGTGGGTGTTCGCCAGGATGGCGGCGTGCCCGGAAACTCAAGTGGTACGGCTCGCACTCTCACAGGGTCAGGCCCGGCCAGCTGGCGCCACGATAACACCCCATTCGGCATCGCCGACCTGAACGGAAATACCTGGGAGTGGTCGCCAGGCATGCGCATCGTTGATGGCGAAATCCAGATCATCGCCGACAACAATGCCGCGCAACTGGCGGTGGATCTGTCTGCGGCAAGCTCCCTGTGGCAGGCCATTGATGGAGCGACGGGTGCGCTGGTGGCGCCGGGGTCGGCTGGCACCGTGAAGTATGCGGCCGCCGGTTCTGGCACCGCAGATTACACCTTGTATTGCTCAAGTGGATCGGATTACTCAGGCATGCAGAACAGCTCTGGCGTAAACCCGGTCAGCGAGGCCGCCTTGCAGAAGCTGAAAGCGCTTGGGCTTTTCCCGATTGGCAGTCAGGGGCTCGGCAGTGACAACTTTTACATCAACGAAACCGGCGAGCGGCTCCCGATCCGTGGCGGCAACTGGCGCTACGCCAGCGACGCTGGGCTGTTCTCTCTGAACCTGCCCTACGCCCGCTCGCTCTCGTACACGACCCTCGGGGCGCGCCCCGCTTTTGTTCTCTGACAATCTGATCCCTGATCATCTGCCGGCCGGGCGGTAGCCCGGCCACTCATTGAGGCTTTATGACCCGATCCAGCCAAAGAAGCGTGCCAGAGCGACCTGCTAATGATCTGGAAATCCGCCGCAAGGTGGACGACATGATCAGCTACGCCTACGTCGCTGTCCGGCAGTTTCCAAAGGCGGAAAAGCACGTTCTGTCGGCCGAGATCCGAAAGACCTGCTGGCAAGTTCTTCGCCTGGTGATTGTGTGTAACAAGCGTTACCACAAGAAGACCACCATGCAAGACCTGGATGCGGAACTTGACGTTCTTCGTCACCAGGTCCGCAAGGCCATGGAGCTCGGGTTTTTGCCAATGAAAAAGTACACGCACTGGGCGATGCTCAACGACGAGATAGGCCGGATGGTCGGTGGGTGGATCAGGTCACAGCGAAGCAAAGGGGGTGGGCGTTGAAACGGCTCCCGTATCGTGGCGGCAACTGGAACAACGCCAGCGACGCTGGCGTGTTCGCGTTGAACCTGAACAACGCCCGGTCGAACTCGAACACGAACATCGGGGCTCGCCCCGCTCTTGAGGTATGCCAGAAGCGGACAGCTCATGCGGCTGCCCGACCGTGCGCCTCTCAAAAGGACGCCCATTCCCCGGCCAAAGCCGAAAAAGTTAACAGGCGGCTCGTTCTGGTAGCGACAGACCGTGAACGTTCGAGTCCGCCGTCCTCATCAAGGAAGAGCATGAAAACGTATCGAAACTTGTATTCGAGCATTTACGATTTCGAAAGCCTCTACCAAGCCTACATCCGCGCCCGACTGGGCAAGCGGGACCGGGGCAGCGTCCAGCAGTTTGAACAGAACCTGGAGGGTAACCTGATCCAACTGCAAAACGAGCTGATCTGGGGCGAGTACCGGACCGGCAGATACCACAACTTCGAGGTATACGAGCCCAAGCGCCGGCTAGTTGCGAGCCTGCCCTTCCGGGATCGAGTGCTTCAGCACTCCCTGGTCGCCGTGATCGAGCCGATATGGGAGCGCCGGTTCATCGAACACAGCTACGCCTGCCGGCCGGGCCGAGGCATGCACAAGGGTGCCGACGCGGTCCAGAAGATGCTTCGAGGAGTAAAACGGCGACACGGTCGGGTCTACGCGCTCAAGGCCGATATTTCGAAATACTTCCCGAGTATTGATCACGGCATTTTGCAGCGCCTTCTCGCTCGCCGTATCGCCTGCGAGCCGACCCTTGCCCTCTGTTACGAGATTATGGGATCGACAGCTGGATCGGGGGAGACGAGACCGGCCGGAATACCGATCGGCAACTTGACCAGCCAGCTCTGGGCCAACATCTACTTGCACGAGCTGGACCAGTTCGCCAAGCACGTCATCAAAGCTAGCCATTACGTCCGCTACATGGACGATTTTGTACTGATTCACCACGACAAAGACTGGCTGCACCATGCGCGCGAGGTTATCGATACATTTCTTATGGACCGGCTAGCCCTGAGAACCAACGCGAAGACCCAGGTTTTCCCTGTGTCGCCCCGCAACGGCCGCGGCCTGGATTTTCTTGGGTATCACATCTGGCCGACGCACCGACGGCTGCGCAAAAGCTCCATCCGGCGGATGCATCGGACCATGCGAAAGCATCAGAGACTGTATGCCCGAGGGGAAATCACACTCGAGCAGATCCGGCAAACGGTCGTGTCCTGGTCCGCCCATGCCAGCCACGCCGATACTCACGGGCTGCAGGCCAAGCTTTTAAGGCAGTATCGATTCAGGAGGGAGGCTGCATGATTCGAATTTGGTTTTGTCGAAACAATGACATTGGGGGTTTGCTCATCCGGCTTCTCACCTGGTCCCGCTGGAATCACGTGGCCGTAGAGATCAACGGCATTATTTACGAGTCGGTCAGTGCAGAAGGCGTTCGGAAAGGGCTCGCCTACCGCTACGGCGAGCGCTGGGATCACGCGCTTCCGATCGACATCTGGCTTAGAAGGGGGGCGGCGGCTGAAACCTTCCTGAAGCTGCAGGTTGGCAAGCCCTATGACTGGCCGGCCCTTCTCTCATGGCCAGCTCGTTCTACCTGGGAAAGCCCTCATCGGTGGTTTTGCTCGGAACTGGCGGCCAAAGCATTAAAGCACGCCGGATACACTCATATTGGCGAGAAATCGCATCGAGTAACACCCGAGGATCTGTGGCGAGCCCTGGGGGCCGACCCGGATTCTAATACGTTTGCCGGGAGCATCGCATGACCTTCAAGACCATACACACCAACGCCGGCCTGATCGCAATGGCTGAAGCGGAGTCCGCTGGCACGCCAATTAACCTGACGGAAATGGCGGTTGGCGATGGAAACGGCAACCCCGTCACGCCCGATCCGGAGCAAACCGGACTTGCCCGTGAGCGTTACCGGGCTGCCATCAACCGGGTGTGGCAGGACCCTGATGATTCCCAGCGATTTACTGCGGAGCTGATCATTCCTTCCACCGAAGGCGGATGGACGCTGCGGGAGGTTGGGGTCTTCGACGACAGTGGAACCCTGTTTGCTGTCGGCAATTTACCGGAGGCCTACAAGCCAACCGCGTCCGAAGGGTCCTTCTCGGATGCCGTGATGCGCATGGAATTCATGGTGTCCAACGCAGATGTGATCACCCTGCAACTGGACCCGAACGTCACGGTGCCGAGCCAGGCCTGGGTGATTAACAACATTACCCCTGGGTTTTTGATCCCAGGAGGCACCACCGGGCAGGTCCTGGCAAAGCAGTCAAATACCGATGGCGACACCGTGTGGCAGGACCCGGATGTTGCCAACATTACGGTCGATATCATTGATGAGCTGCAGACGCTCGCTGATGCGCAAACCACTGTGGACCTGACAAACACCACGACTTATGGCCTGGCCGTCTACATCGACGGACTGAGGATTAATCAGGGTTCTGGCAGTGATCAGTGGCAGCCGGATCCGACCATTGAGACCAGGCTAACCCTTGGCCAAAGTTATGCCGCAGGGACCGAGATCTATCTGGTTCAGAACGAGCCCAGCGGCAGCGCGCCGGCACCCCTGGAGAGAAGCAAAAACTTCTCCGACGTACAGGACAAGGCCGTCGCTCGCACCAACATCGACGTGCACAGCAAGGCGGAATCGAACGCCGCCGGCCAGCCGGGCGATATCAAGTACAGCGCCAGAGGCACCGCTCCAGCAGGCTGGCTGAAAGCCAACGGTGCCGCCATATCGCGCACCGCCTACCCAGAGCTGTTTGCCGTCATCGGCACCCAGTACGGCGAAGGCGACGGGTTTTCAACGTTCAACCTGCCCGATCTGAGGGGTGAATTCATCCGAGGGTGGGATGATGGTCGCGGCGTAGATGGTGGTCGCACACTTGGCTCCCAGCAAACCGACGAAAATAAGGCTCACAATCACCAGGCATCCACCGCCGGTTCCGGGGCTCACACCCACACCGGTAGAGCAGACAGTGCTGGCGCTCATTCTCATTCTGCCTATACCGGGTGGGAGGGCAGTCATCGCCACCAGGTGGAGGAAGGGCATTATGTTTCTGGAACTCCTAGCGGCCACTTAACCTCTGGTGATGACTACACGGAAGTTGTCGCAGGCCACTCCAATACCAGCTATGCGGGCGGTCACAATCACTCTGTCTCCGTAGGTACTGGCGGCACCCATTCACACGATCTAACAATCAACTCATCGGGAAGCCACACCCACGAAGTCAGCGTTCAGCAATCCGGCGGAAGCGAAACGCGACCCCGCAATGTGGCGATGCTGGCGCTGATCAAGTACTGAGGTCGGTCATGAGCACCAAAACCGTATACCAATTCGACCAATCCGGAGCCTACCAGGGCCCCACGGAGGCGGACGAGTCCCCAAGGGAGCCGGGCGTCTACATGATCCCGGCACGTTGCACTGAGATCCCGCCGCCGGGGGAAATTCCAGAGGGTAAATGGCCAAGATGGAACGGAAATTCATGGGTCATAGCTAACAAGCCGGCCCAGGTGGATCGGGCGGACCCGGTAAATAAGCTGAAAGACTTTTTGGCGAATAACCCGGACGTGGAGGCTTTGTTGAAAGCATCCTGACAAATACTAGCTGTTGATTATCGGAGCTTCATGGCCGCCTGGTTTTGTACCGATGTTTCAGTACAAGACCGGGGTCTGGAAGGTATTGCCTTGAGGTTCATCATGGCACTAATGCCGAGGCAAAACCAGACCAGGAGGCCCCATGGATCAATACCACCACGGCGTACGTGTGCTCGAAATCAACGAAGGCACGCGCACTATCCGCACCGTCGCCACCGCCATCATTGGCCTGGTTGCGACGGCCCCGAACGCACTGGCCGGAGTTGCGGCCCAGGCCCTGATTCAGAACATCGCTGAAGACGGCGATCTGGTCTTCACTGCTGCCCAAGCCGGCACGGACGGCAACAAGATCCGCATCACCTTCGTGGACCCCGGCACATCCTCCGAGGCACTGGCCGTGGCCGTGAGTGGCAACGACATCACCGTCACCCTGGGCACGGATATCGACAGCAACATCAGCAGCACCGCCAACGATGTGATCACCGCCATCGACGGCAGCCCCGAAGCTTCCGCGCTGGTCACGGTTGCCCTGGCCGATGGCAACGACGGCACCGGCCTGATGAACGCACAAGGCTGGGTCACCCTCTCCGGTGGCGAAGCCGAGCCGTTCCCGCTCAACACCCCCGTATTGATCACCGACATCTCCGGCGCCATTGGCGATGCCGGCGACAGCGGCACCCTGCCCGACGCCCTGGACGCCATCGGGGACCAGGTGAACACCCCGATCGTGCTGGTGCGCGTGGAAGAAGGGGTGGACGAAGCCGAGCAGGACACCAACGTCATCGGCACCACCACCGCCGCCGGCAAGAAAACCGGCCTTCAGGCCCTGCTGGCTGCCGAGCAGAACCTGGGCGTGAAGCCCCGCATCATCGGCGCGCCTGGTCTTGATTCCGAGAACGTCACCGCCGAAGCGATCGTCATCGCCCAGAAGCTGCGCGCCTTCGTGTATGCCAGCTGCTGGAACTGCGCCACCATCGAAGAAGCCATCCTGTACCGCAACGGCTTCGGCGCCCGGGAGCTGATGCTGATCTGGCCGGACTTCGTCGCCTTTGACGTGAACACCGGCACCGTCGACAGTGCCCAGGCAGTGGCCCGTGCCCTTGGCCTGCGCGCCAAGATCGACCAGACCATCGGCTGGCACAAGACCCTGTCCAACGTGGCCGTGAACGGCGTCACCGGCATCGACAAAGACGTGCACTGGGATCTGCAGGACCCCAACACCGATGCCGGCCTGCTCAACGCCAACGAAGTCACCACCCTGATCCAGCGGGAAGGCTTCCGCTTCTGGGGCTCCCGAACCTGCAGCTCTGACCCGCTGTTCGCCTTCGAGAACTACGCCCGCACCGCCCAGATCCTGGCGGACACCATCGCCGAGGGCCACATGTGGGCCGTCGACAAGCCCACGCACCCCTCCCTGGCACGGGACATCCTGGAAGGCATCCGGGCCAAGTTCCGGGAGCTCAAGAACCTGGGCCTTATCTACGATGGCGACGCCTGGCTGGACCCGGAGATCAACACCGAGGACACCCTCAAAGCCGGCAAGCTGTACATCGATTACGACTACACGCCGGTACCGCCACTCGAAAACCTGATGCTGCGCCAGCGCATCACTGACCGTTACCTGGTCGACTTCGCCAGCCGCGTGAACGCATAAGGAGCACTGACCTATGGCACTCCCCAAGAAGCTGAAGAACTTCAACCTGTTCGGCAACGGCGATAACTGGCAGGGCCAGATCGCCAGCCTCACCCTGCCCGAACTGGCGCGGCAGATGGAAGAGTACCGGGGCGGCGGCATGAACGCCCCCATGGACATCGACATGGGCATGCAGAAGCTGGAATTCCAGTGGACCCCCGCCGGCCTGATTCCGGAATTGTTCGACAATTTCGGCACTCCCCAGGCAGACGGTGAAATGCTCCGCTTTGCCGGCAGCTACCAGCGCGACGACACCGGCGAGACCCTGCCGGTAGAGATCGTGGTGCGCGGCCGCCACAGCACCATCGGCATGGGCGATGCCGAAGCCGGCGCAGACAACACCGGCAGCGTCACCACCACCCTGAGCTACTACAAGCTCACCATCGGGGGCGAGGAAGTTGTGGAAATCGACGTGCCCAACATGGTGGAGAAAGTCCGCGGCGTGGATCGCCTCCAGGAACACCGCCAGAACATCGGCCTGTAAGGAACCCTGACGCATGAGTAAACCCCAAACCGTCACCGTAGAACTCGACACCGCCATCACCCGTGATGGCGACAAGGTCGAGAAAGTCACCCTGCGCAAGCCCATGGCCGGAGAGCTGCGCGGCCTCAGCCTGGCCGAAGTGCTCAACCTGGACGTGGACAGCATCACCAAACTGGTGCCGCGCATCAGCAACCCCACCCTGACCGAGCACGAAGTGCGCAACATGGACCCGGCCGACCTGACCGAGTGCGGCAAGGAGATCGCCGGTTTTTTGCTGCAGAAGCGTCACAAGGGCTGATCCCCCGCCGGGTGGATGACGCCATGGCCGACATCGCGGTGATCTTTCACTGGACACCGTCGGCCCGGGGCGAAATGAGTGGAGACGAGCCCATGGCGTAGCGGGACTAGGCCCGCAAGCGAAGCCCACCGGAGGAAA